ATTTCATCTTTAATATAAAAGATTGCTTTTTCAAGATCTTGAATTGTTTTTGCTTCATCTTTAAGTCCTGCTCTCCAAAGATATTTAAAGGCATTACCAATATTAAAGTTACGATGTCTTGTTATTTCAATACACTCAACACCTGAAGGGTCTGTTGTATAGTGTAGTGGATGATTAACTTGATCAACTGTAATAGTTAACTCTGTATGCTCACTCATCTGGTTCATCATCTTCCCAGTCAAATGCTTCTGGCATACCTTTAAGTGCTGTAACAACATAGGTTAAACCTACTGCACCTGCAATTCCTAAACCAATAAAAACCTTTTGCATTTTATTCATCTCTTTGACTTCCTTAGTCCGAATTTAGCAAGGTATACGTAGATTGTTTCTACGCTTGCCCCGCACTCTTTTGCTATATCCTCTGGACTTTTCTTATCCATTAAATACCGCTTGCGTAACCAAACTTCGCTTGTATATAGTTTACTAGCCATAATGTTATTTGTCAACCCCTATCGCTTTGCCCCAATTACTTAATGCCCAATGCCCAATACCGCAGGCATCGGCCACATCATTATCAGTAATAGTTCTATCATAAATAGTATTGATAAACTTAGTCGTTCTTTCTTTTCTAAGATTTCTTTCATACGCCTTATACCAAGATACTGATTTACCAGGATTTTGTGAACGGATATATAATTGTTCATCTTTAGATATTTTTTTGTTACCAATAAAATTTTGCCAGGTAATGGGTGACACCTTTCCAACTGTTGTAATGCCACACATAGCAGCAGCACCTAGAAGTGCTCCCTGAACCAAAGCAAGATCTGCAGCAGTCTTTGGACTATTCATAAATACGGTATGCTCAATAATAATAGCATCAGCCTTCATGATAGTTTCAAAATAAGCCTTTGTTTTCTTTGCTGCATCTCCTACTTTATAATATATGTCAGAGCCTTCAAAGTTGATCTTTCCCACTTCTTCTAGATTATCTCCAGAAAAAACAGCAAAGGCAAGGCTATTAGTACTAGCATCAATAGCACAAATTCTTTCAGGCTTAATTTCAAGTCCCCACTTATTCTTGCTCATAGTCAAAAAATCCCTTTAACTCTTTTAACATTTTGTCTACTGACTTTTTGCTAACATTACAATTAGCGCAAAATCCTGAATCATTGTAGATAGAAAGTTGTGTATTACAACCACCAAGGCAACGTCTATTTTTGCCTATTCTTTTCTGTTTACGAGTGACATGATATCTTTCTGCAATCTTATCTTTAGTTGCAGCATCCCTACACTCCGAACTACAGTAAATTTGATAACTTACCTTTGGAGTAAAATGATTATCACATCTGTCACAAAGTTTCAATCAGCCCCTCCATGGATTTGATTTTAATAACTCCAGTACCTGCTTCATCACAGGCTGCTTTGATAGGACATGTCTTGCATATTTTTGAGTTAGCACGATAGTTCTTTGTTGGGAGTGTACGATCTACCCAAGCCTTACGAACTTCACGCATCCATTGAAAAGCATTATCAATCCATTCACGATAGTTATCGTCTACTTCTACTGGAAGGATTAGTAATTCATGATTATTCTTATTCTCATAAATAAGAACACCCTTCTTCTTACCTAAAATTTTCATATAAATAAGTAGTTGGATTAGGTGACCAGTTTTGGGCTTCATTGAATTCTTACGATATTCAAACCCTTCATTGAGCATTGTCTTAATTTCTCCGACAATCTCTTCGCCTTCCCAGTCAAGCATTGCATCACCATATCCGAAGATCGGTGGATCATCATATCTAATCTTAAATTCTGTTGTTGGCTGATTATCGTCATCACGATAAATCTTAACAACTCCTGCATTCATCATTGCATCTTGAATTCTTGCATGTGACAAAGTTCCAGCAGTCATATTTGCTGCACCATAGGCATCTGCATTGTCTTCAAATGTTTGACCATCAAACGCAAGATACCAGTAGCGTGGGCATTCCCCATGGCTATAGGCAATTGTTGATGGAGCAAACGTTTTTTTAGTCTGGAACTTTGGACCACGATTTACAACGTATCCAGATTTAATCTTTTCGATCAAAGCGTCTGCATCTAGTATGGTGCTTTTCTTAGAAACACTTTTGAGCATAACCTGCTGTAATAAACTTTTTGTCATTATATCCCCTTGTTTTATATAAGTATAGCATGTTATCGCATTATGTATTTAAGTGCTGATACTAAATTGTTTACTGCTTCTGCTGCTGTATAGTAAATGTTTTTCTTTGCTCTGTTATTCTTATCTACATTTGCCATCCAAGTAGCCTTTAGCGCTAACTTTCCTGCAATAGCCTGAAGTCTAACGATTTCAATGCTGGCTACTGGAGCAGGGATATCTGGTTTAATGATTAACTTAGCAATCATTGTTAGAGCCGTATTGAGTTCTTCATCTTGCATAAACTCAGCAATCTCTGCCAAACCATTAATCATCTCTAGAGTTGTTTGTCCTGTACCTTCTGTCATTTTATTCCCCTTCTATTAACTGTTCTAGTAGTTCTAATTCTATAATAGCCAGACGTACCTTCTTTGTACCCTCGCCTAAAACAATAACTAATGCTGGATCCATGTTTTTTTTAAGTGCATCGGTAACTGCTTTTGCCCACACATCTTGATTAAGAGTAAAAGATTTAGAGCATTCTTTAAAATCTAAAACAAAGTTATGCCAAGAAGCATCTCCTTTGGTATTATTTCTACCAGAGTTCTTATGCTGTTTAGCACCTATTCTTTTAGACTCTCCTCTTTCACTCATTATTAAAATCACTTTTCTTTTTCTTCGGTGGAATAAGATTTACCTTAGAGATATGTTTTTCTGGACACATCCATGTTGCATCTCCACTTTCAGACCAATATCGTAAAGATGTAACCTCAACGCTACATTTCTTACATGGAAATTTTCCAGGATATACAGTAAACTCTTTAGCCATTATTCAACTTGTCTTTAAGGCTTTGCTGCAGGTCAAGGTCTTCCCTAACACGAGCAATAAAACCATCTCTTCCTTGAACCTTAGTGCCATCATCAAGTTGATACCAAGCCCCAGTTCTATTAACAAGTCCTGCTGACTCTGCTGTATCTACAAGATCACCAATAGAGTCAATACCAATTTCATCTCCTCTAAAATAAAAGTCATACTCGCCCGATTGGAATCCTGGAGAAGTCTTAGAAAACTGCAGTTCCCAACGAATCTTTCTTCCAATCTTTTCTTCAATCAACTTATCACCAATCTTAATCTTACCTTTAATGGCTTGATTATCAGATTCTGATGAGAACAGTTTAATAACTGTTGACGAGTAAAATTTAGTAGCCTGACCACCCGTAGGCTGTTGGCTTGTATACATTGCATTAATATTATTGCGAGACTGAGAAATTAATACGAACAATGTAGGCTTAACCTTATTATTAGCATAGTTAATCATCTTCCATGCGTTACTAAAGTCACGAGACTCAGCACCAATCTGTTTTGTATTTTCTAGTTGCTTGAGTTCATCTGAATCTTTCTCAAAATAAATTGCAGGGAGTAAAGAAGTAATTGAATCAACCACAACAATATCTACACCAGCATTGATTAGGTTTGTTCCTACATCAACCATTTCATTAATGGTACGGGCCTGAGAATAGATTAGTTTAGATGAGTCAACACCTAGACGCTCTGCCCACTTTGGATCGTAAGACATTTCAGCATCTATCCATGCACAAACCTTTCCTTCCTTCTGTGCCAGACCTATCATCTGAAGGCATAGAGAGGACTTTGCAGACGACTTTGAGCCCCAAACCAATACTTGTCTACCATAGGGTAGCCCACCTGCCAGAGCACGGTTTAAACCAAAACTAGGTGTCTCTGCATATTCTGTTGGAGGTAATGAGTCTCCAATCATAATAGTCTTACGCAACTTAGGGTTAAGTTGTGCTAATACTTCTTCCATTGTTACTGACATTAAAATCGTACCCCGTGTTTTTCTGGTCTAGTTTTATTAAAGTCGACCTTTTCTCTTAGTGCTTGATCAAGTGATAATTTAGTATACCCTGCTTCAACTGCACCTGCATACAGATCTAGAGTTCTAATTAAAATATCTGCAAACTCTTTTGTAATCTCTTCTTCGCCTTTGTCTTTTCTAATTGCTTCCATTACTTCTGTAACCTCAGAAACAATCATCATACATTGCTTAGCAATAAAAATA